TTTATTATTCTTTTTAAATTTCAAATCATTCTGAAACCTAAGACAATTGAAATTCAATTTCTGATTTCCTTTTCTTAGTTTGTGAACTTTTTTCTGTAACATAAAAAGATTATCAATTCCAGAAAATTCATTTTCATGAAAGTTTGGAATCATTCTTAATTTTATAGTGTTTTTTTCACCGTTTTTACCTGACGATAAGAAATAAACATCATTATCATCTTGATAAGAATTCTCAGTTGTTGATGGTTCTTTAACTGATAAAGAATCATCTTTTAACTCACCATTAAACATAGCATCAAATTTAGCATCAAAGTTACTCATACATTTTTCTCCTTTTTGTTTTCTAGCATTTCGTTTTTTGCAATCATCTTTGTTGCAAGTTGCATTATTATACTTATTTTTTTCATTTTATTAACAAAAATCATATCCTTCCTCAACTTCATGTGATTTTCCAAACATGTTTTTTTCTTTTAGTTCTAATTCTAAAAGTCTTTTAAAATTTGATTCTTGCATGAATTTTGTTTCAAAGAAATCTTCATCAACAATTCCTTCTTTATGATATATCATCATTGCATCATAATATGAATTCATTAATTGACCAAGATTGATAAGTGAATCATGAATGAACTGAACAGATAGTTCATTTGTTTGAATATAATCTCTTAATTCAACTGGAATATAATCTTCAACAACTTTTCCAGTTTCAATACCAAGATCATTTGCTCTTTTGACATGCTCTCTGATGTCTTTCATTTTCAATTCCTCCTAAAGAACGATTTTACATATACTATTATACTTATTTTTTAAAGAATGTCAAGCTTTTTTTATAAATAAACATAGAATTATTTTTAGGAGTAAATTATGAGTTATGAAAATCCATTATGGAATCGATACAATCAATATCAAAGCAATGTAGAATATACAACAAAAAAGAATATGATTGATGACATGATAGCGCAAAAAGGGTTTGATGTATTTTATCTACCAAAAACAACACCAGATATTGACAAACTATTCGGTGAAGATCCAACACAAATATATAGTTCAGGAATTCAACTTACTGTTTATGGCGATGTGAAAAATTGGTCTAGTGGTGAAGAACTATTTGGAAAGTTTGGGTTTATAAGTGACTGGTCAAATATAATTCAAATAACAGTTGGAAAGTGGCAAAGTAGAACCAGTACAACGGAACCAACAATTGATAGTTTGTTTTATATTCCTAACTTCGGAAAATGGTTTCAAGTTTCATCAGAAAACACAAGGGAACCATTCTATTTTGCTGGTCAACCATTAGTATATAATATTCCTATATCTGAGTATAAATTTTCACATGAAGTTATTTCTACTGGTGTTGATGATATTGATGATAATGTTCCAAATTCAGAACAATATATAAATGATGAAAATGAAGTTGTTGAAGAAATTGAAAAGGAAGAAGATATTTTGACTGAGTTTGATGATTTAAATAATTTATTTAATGATGATCCAGAATAGATTTTTCACTCATTTATATTTACCCATGCTTTACTAAAATCCTAACCAACTAGACGACACTCACCACGATAAACTTATTTATTTTCTTCTTCATCTAGAAGTGATATATATTCAAAGTTTCTATCTATATCACAATAATCTCTTAATCTATTCATTTAAAACCTCAACTTTGAAAATATCTCTAAAATTTTTGACTTTAAATCCGAATTTCTCTTCTTTGATGAATTCTCTCAATGATACGCTCAATTCATCAATATAATCCAAATATTTAATTCTTTCGTATATAGTTTCCGGGTTTATGACATTATAAAGTAATTCTTTGCCAACCATAAATGAACCATTTTTAAACTCTACAACACCCTCAAGTTTTTCAAGATACACCTCATCAACTGAGTAGTTCAATTGTGGTTCTACGTCGAAATAATCCATAGCGTCAGAGTGATTTTCATACAAAGATATATAAGATATTTTGTCACCTACATATATTTCAATATTATTAGAATCCTTAAGACCCTCGATATTATGCTTTTTCATTATCCTCTCCTTTTTGTTCATCACTAAATAAAATTAACAATTTACTTTTATATTATCGCATGTATTAAATCAAATGTCAACACTTTTTTCAATTATTTTATGTTTTTATTTCTTTTTCATATACTGGATGTTGTTCCATTTCATAAAAGTCCTTTCTTTTTATGTAATGATTATACAAATATCCATATGGTGAATAATTATTATTATATTCTATTTTATCGACTATTTCCCATACAGTTGCTTTGTCTTTAGATTCGTGTTTACGCATGAGACGACCAATTGACTGAATACAAGTATAATTCTTTATTCCTGGTGATTCAGTAAAAATAGATGTATGTATATTTTTAACAGATTCTCCAGTACTGAACACTCTATAACTAGCAACTAAAATACAATCTACATTTTCTTCTAATGTTTTTTTTATTTCTTCTCTTGATTTTGTTAAAATAGATCCATCTATATACATAATATTCTTATTTGGAAATTTTTTCTTAAGTATTCTAACAATACTCTTTCCGTATTTTATTAATTTAAACAAACATAAAACATTTTGTTTGTCATATTTTTCAATGATCTGTGTTATTACTTTCTTTTTCTTGTCATTTTGATTAACAAAATAACATTCATCTTGATAATTCATTTTTTGATATACTTTTGGATAATTTAATATTAGACTTTTTATTTCAATATCAGGAGCAAATCCCATATTTATTAATTCACGTTGACTGACACTATAAGTTAATTTACCAAGTAACCCAGTTATTACTTTTGAGTTTAGATCATCTAATGGCATTGTTCCAGTAACTCCAGATTTATATTCTGCATTAATACATTTTTCTAAAATTTTCTTTTTTAAAACAGGACTTTTTGCTCCATGACATTCATCCACTAAAACCATTTCAAATTGATCTAGAAAACTAGATGGTTTATTCTGTAAACTCTGCCAAGTTGTTAGAAGACAACTTTCATCAAATTCATCAAACTTTTCTTGTTCACTATTTAACTTTCTTACTAGTTTTCCTATAATGATTTTATCATTTGTTTCTGCATATTCTATAAAATTTCCATAAATTTGATTAACTAGATTAATACTTGGTACAATTATCAATGATTTTTTTGATTTGTCCTTTCTTATTAATTTGAAAAACATTATTAAAATATAAATTATCAATGATTTTCCAGAACTCGTACATGACAAAACTGTCTGTTGTTTATTTCTAATTACTTTCATTATTGAATCTTTCTGAAAAAATCTAGGAGTTAGAGAAGGTTTAACCACTTCAATCAACTTATCATATTGTTCATCAGTAAACTTGTTTCTTGTCTTTAATTTATCATCTAAAACAAAAGATATACCCACTGACAAGCAGAAATCAATCAATTCACTCAAAAGTCCTTTGTAAAGATATTTGTCTCTGTATAAGAACTTATAAGTCTTTGTTACTTTCTTTCTGTTTTCCCATGTTTCATATGTATGTGTGAATTTGTTTTTGATCAGACGAAAAGTTTCATTTGAAAGTGTTTTCAAAGAAATGAAAACGTTGTTGTGATAGTTGATATGTAGCAAAATATAATACCTCCAATGTTACTGAAGATATTTATATTTTGATTATTTAAACAGAAATCAAGAATTATTTGACATTAAAAAATGGAGCCTACAGTAGGGATCAAACCTACGACCTACAGGTTACAAATCTGTTGCTCTATCAACTGAGCTATGTAGGCACCTAGTAACATTAAACTGCATAGTAACATAAATAGTGTTACTGTGCAAAAAAAGTGTGACTGAAGAGACTCGAACTCTCATTACTGGGACCACAACCCAGTGTCCTATCCAATTGGACGACAGTCACCATAATCAAACTTATTTATTTTTTATTCAAATTCAAAAACATCAACATCGATCTCTTGCCAAACTTTTTCATCAACTTGATAAAATCTGAAAACAGATTCATCAACAACAACTTTAAAGTTTTCTTCATTATCCTTTTCAATAGAATCAGATATTTCGCTCATGTAGTCTAAAAACTCTTGTGAAAGGTGTGTTGAACAATTTTCATCCAGATCAACATATCTTTCAAGCATGAGTTTTTTTGTTCCTTTGAGTGCTTTGTCTTTGCCTCTTGGAAGAAAGGTGATGATGATTAGATGTTTTCCGCCGTCTTTATCTTTATAATCTTCTCTATAATCAACAACTATTCCCTGTTTGAGTGACTTGGAGAAAAACAAATATGGTCCAAATGCATTTTTGAAAGATTTGATCTTATCGATAGATCTTTTGTAAAGTGTTTCAATTTCATTCTTAGATAGTTTGGATCTTTCTATTTGTCTAATTGTAGAATGTTTGGTTACAATCACTTTCTTTCCTTTGTGAGCAAATACAACTTCTGAACTTTCTTCTAATTTGATTTTGTTTCCTTCTTTTATGATTTTCACTTAAATTCTCCAATTTTATAAAAATGATCATAAAACTTCCTAACATGCTTATTATAAGATCTTTTCACAAGATATAATCTATCTTTGATTTCTTCAAATCCTTCCTTTTCAAAAAAATAAGGATAATCATCTATTAGAATCATATCAGAATTGTTTTTCAACAAATCAACTTTTTCTTCAAAATTCTTTGTGAAAATGATATCATTGTTGAGAAAGAAAATCCTATCAAGAAACATCTTTGTCCAATATTCTCTGTCAGGCTTTCCACATTGGTTTGTTAGAAAGGTTATGTGTTTCAAACCAATTCTGTTGATATCTGCAATAACATCTGGAAATGATGGACAATCATACAAATATTTCTTAGGATCAATTTTCATTTTGTCCCATGCTTCTTTTGGAAGTTTCCAAGTTTGTATATTGTCAACTCCAAGTCCTTTGACAAAATCACGAATAACTCCATCAACATCAAAAAAATATTTTTTCAAATCAACCTCCAAATATATCTTTCATTGATTTTTTGAATTCTTTTTCCAAGAATTCTTTTGCTTCTTTTTCAGTCATAACATCCTCAAATTTATAAGGTGTTACAGAAGGTTTTTTATCAACTGGTTCTAAAATCAATCTCACAACCATTTTATCACCATTGTAAAAATTGACATGACCAAAAACCAATCGTTTTGCTAATGTTCTGTTAGTAAATTTTCCGTCTGCTATATCTTCTATATTTGCACGAAGATAAACAGATTTTCCAATTTCGAATTCTTCTGGAATGTTTGATGTATTTCTTTCTTTCATGATAACCTCCTAAATTTTAAAACAACCTACAATTTAATTATAATTTATTTTTTTAGAAAAGTCAAGGATTATTTTGTTTTTCTTTGTGACGCCATAGAGCAACTTTCACATTAAACCCTTACATAGACATTAAAAAAGTGTTTTTGTTTCTCAGAACGATAATATGACGTTTTTAGATGGTGTTTAGAATAGTTTTGATTGATTCATTTTCCATTATTTCACAATCTTTAAAAAATGGAATACATTTTTGAGCAAATGCTTCTGAACTGTGATTTTTTAATTCATATCGCTCTGATTTATAATTACAAAATATAAATTTAGCACCACAATCAATTAAACAATTTACCTCGTTTGTAAATCTACAATCAGTTATCAAAATATAATCCTCAGTTGATGAATTAATTTTTAACATCATTTTATTCACCCAGACATTTTTATCATAATTTCTCATTATATCTGTTCCAAGTCTGATTAAAATTTCACGTCCAGAAAATTCACCACCAAAAAAAGAAAATGTTGATTTTTTGAATTTTTCATACTCCTCTTCCGTTTTTGGTGTCCATCCAATTAACAACCAAATCATTTCACGCAATGCATCTGCAAATTTGATTGTTTTAACAGTCCTATCTTTCGATTCTAGATGTTTTTTCATCTCATTGGCTTGATAGTCCTTACCCGATCCAATTACGCCAATATATGCTATTATTTTCATGCTTGCCTCCTAAATAAAATCTGGTAAAATCATATCATATGTATAAAGATGATCTTCTGAATTATCTTCTTTATTTTCTAATATATTTTTTTTCATATATTTATTTGTCATTCCTACCATTTTTTTAATCATTTCATTTGCTTGTTTTTCTTTTCTTTTTATATTTTTTAAAACTGTGCCTTCTTTGTGTGATATCACAAAATAAACATTAACTTTTCTTTGTTGTCCAAATCTCCAACACCTTCTTATTGCTTGATATATTTGTTCAAAAGAATCTGATAAACCAGTAAACACTATATTATTACAATGCTGCCAGTTCATACCAAAACCTGCTATTTTTGGTTTAGTAACTAAACATTTTATTTTTTCTTTCTGAAATCCTAGCATTGATTCAACTTTATGTTTATTTTTGTCAGATCCCTTTATTTCAACTGAATCTATAATTTTATTAGATAATGTTTTTGATTCGTCATTTAAGTCACACCAAACAAGCCAATAATCACTAGATTTATTCACTAAATCAGCAGTATAATCAGTTCTTATATCAATTGTTGATTTTCTTGCATTTCTTCTTTCTGATAATGTTTTTGATGAATTGTCTAATATATATTCACCTGTAAAAATATCAATTCTTAAATCATCAGAATCAACTATTATTTCATTTATTTCTAATTCTGGTAAATCATATCTATCATCTTCAAATCCTAATTCTTTTGGGTGTGTTAAAACACATCCCCATGTTGCAACCCACTCCCAAAATTTATCTTGTGCATGTGGTTTTATTAACCATTTTTTAGTATCTCCAGCATCATTAAAAAAGAATGTTGATAACATATGTTTATATTGTAATACATCTAAAAATTCAGAATGATTTCCAAGTTCCATATAATCATTAGGAGATGGTGTTGCAGTAAAACAGAATTTATACGAATATTTTTTAAATTTTTCAATAATCAAATTTCTATATTTTCCTGTAAAATTTTTTAAAATTGATGATTCGTCCAAAATAATGCAATCAAATTTATCAACTTCAACATTTTCAATTTGTTCATAATTTATAATGTTAATTCCTTCTTTAAATCCATATCTAAGATTATTAATATTTAAATTTAATTTTTCTTTAGCTTCTCTAATAGTTTGTTCAGATACAGCAAGAGGTGCGAATATAATAACATTCACATTCTTTGTTTTGTTTATTATATTTGCTATTTCTAACTGAATTAAAGTTTTGCCTAATCCTGTTGATGCAAAAACAGCACTTTTACCATTTCTAATTGCCCATTTAATAATGCTTTTTTGAAAATCAAACAAAACAGGATTTATATCATCTAATTCAATATCAAATCCAGTATATTCAAATTTTATTATTTTACTTTTTATGAAATCATTATAATTATTATTCATTTTAACTCCTTAAATAAAAGTAAATTCATCTGTATCATCAAATTTAGAAAGATTTAATTTCATTTGTTCAAAATATTCTTTTTTTAATTCAATTGCTATTGCTTTTCTTTCTAAATTTAAAGCACAATAAGGTTCAGTTCCAACACCACCAAATGGACTCAAAACAACATCTCCAGGATTTGAATATAACATTAAACATCTATGAATAGAATCAAGCTGTGTTGGACACATGTGTTTTGTGTCTCCTTCTCCTTTTGCTGCTCTATAATTTAATGTTTTTGTTTGTCTAACATCCATCCAAACTGGGCTAGCTAATCTTCTCCAAAAATTATGAGAATATTTTATATCATCTTTATCAAATTCTGGAGGATTACTTCCTGGATATTCTAAATTACAAAATCCATCTTTATGTGATACAAAGTTTTCATTATCTCCTCTTTTTTTCATTGTGATTATATAATCAGGTAATCCAGATCTACAAACACTTGAATCTTTTACTATTTGTTTATGAGCAAGTCCTATTGCTTTTGTTCTAACAGCCTCAATTAATGGATCTTTCCATATACAATGACGTGAATGATAAATCATATCATATTTTTGATGCATTCTTATTATTTCTCCAGGAAAATCTCTTAATCCCATAAATCCGTGTTTTGATTTTGAATATGGTGTATCCATACAATGAATTGAAATAAGTCTACCAGGTTTTAATATTCTTTCTGTTTCTTTAATAATATAATCATAATGTGTAAGAAAATCTAAATCATTCAATGAATTAGATATATCATGTATTGAATCTGTATAATTAAATAAATCAAAGAATGGTGGACTATAAACAATATAATCAATTGAATTGTCTGGAATACCTTGTAAAATTTTACAAGAATCACCATTGTAAATAGAATAATTTTCTGTAATTTTTTGATCAATAACTTTCATAATACCTCCTTATGAATAAAATAAAAACTATCTATATTATACTTATTTTTTTCTATAAGTCAAGAACTTTTCATATCTTTTTTTGATATCACTCAGATCATAGTCTTTATATTCATTTCTGAATTGATTGAAAAATCCACAATTGTTCATTTCTGGACATCCAAACCTATACACACATTCAGGCACACAAACAAGATATAGTTCTGGTTCTTCTTCTTTGAATGTTTCTAGAAGTGATTTCCATGCTTCTCTAGTCTCTTTGTGTGATTGATTACATAACCGTTTTCTAGATATGTTGATGATTGCTTGTGCGTTTGCCTCACAATTGTGGTTAACTGGTGTGTCTTGTGGTGATTTGTCTCTGTTGTTGTTTGTTCTATCATTTCTTTGTGTGGATATGAAATGAATTGTCCCAATTGAATGTCTGCTGAAATGTGTTGCAATCCAACTTTTCAAACCTTTCCACGTCCAGTCTATTTTTAATTTCCTAATTGGTGAATGTTCTGCAATCAATAGATTTAGTTTGAATTTTTTAGATGGTTCTTTATCAAGTGGTGATTTATTAACTGTGTTTCTTGCTGCTGAAAGAATACTTGTCCATGTGTTAGATATGTTGTTTAGAATGACTTTCAAGTGTGTGCTCCTGTTGTTTGCTGTTCAAATGATTAAATTTCTAATATGATTATTTTTCATTCGTTTATATGCTCTAATACTGCTTCCTATATAAACTTTATTATTAACCAAATTAGTAATTTTATAAATTACACAAATTTCTTTTTTAATTATTTTTTCTAATAATTCTTGACTTTTCATCTTGATCTCCGTATAATATATATAACTTATAGGGTGTGTCACTCCGTAACACAAAGTTGAATGAATTCCAGTTCATTCAACACCCTTTCTATTATTTATTTATAAAAACATATAGAAACAAAAAAGGCGCCCAAGAAGGACGCCTTATATCGGAGAGTTGAGAGTTGGGTATTAATTAAGCAGTAAATGTTATTGGTGGAGAAACAACTTTTCTACCATCATCAAATTTAACAACAGCGTAAACAGTTGGTCCACCTGTGGCTTCTTCCACATCCACATCCACGGTTCCATCAAGCTCACTAACAAGTAAAAGTGTTTGTTTTGCTTCTAATACTGCAAGAATATCACCAGCAGTTCCTATAGCTAAACTATCGCTTGTAGCAACAGGAACAATTCCTCTGTTATCGCTAGAAATATAAAATTCTACAATACCAGCAGAATTAACTAGTGCATCACCAGCAGAATCAAGAAGTTGCATTCCTACATTAATTTTATCAGATCCTTCAGCGCCAATTGTCCATATAACAGCGTCTGCTACCACTTCATCAATTAAAGTAACAGTGATAGTGGTGATTCCCGTTCCGCTTGCAGGATCTTTTATAGTGCCAGAAAAATTCAATCTTGTTCCAAGTGTTTTTAAAAGTGCTTGTGGTTTGATGTAGAAAGTTGTTGTAGCAGCCGCAGTGATTGCTCCGACTGCAAGAGTGATTGTTTCATAGTCAGTTGTTCCAGCTGCATTCTGAACTTTGATTACAATAGTACTTCCCGTTGGTAGATCTTCACCAGTTGTAGTTGCATCTATCTTAAGAAGTTTTTCTCCTGTAAAACCATCCATATCGAAATCATACGCGGTGTCTCCTGCTGTAGATGCTAAAGACAGAGCATTAACAGGTTTTGTCCAATCAGTGTTTGCAACTAAAATACCAGCATCCACTAGATCTGAACCATAGTCTTCATCTAAATCAACTGAAACACC